AATGTTACTGTGACTTGCCCTTTTTGTAAAGCCTCAAGCAATTTGGCTTTTTCATTGTTGTTCATAATATATCCTATAATAAATTTGAGGGGACTTTCACCCCTCCTGTATTAACCTTCGACTGATTCTTCATCAGCAACTTCTTCCACCGGTACTTGACCTTCTGGTGTTTCGTTGCCTTTGGAAGCCGCGTTTAGAAACTTAACTGTTCTGTTTCTTAAACCACCAACTGCTTCAAGCTCAGGGCCTTCAAATCCACCTCTTTTAGAACAAATATCAATTATTTGTACCATTGTAGCGATGTCCTGTAGACTTAACTGGACGCTTTCTTCAGCTTCAGTTTCAACGTTATTCACTTCTTCTGACATAATTTTCTCCTATGCATAGTAGTTAACAAAATGGAAAGACCCACTTGGCATCTTTCCTCTCTTCGATTATATTTATACAATAAATGTCGAAGTTTTTTCAAGAGCGATAAAATATTCCACTGGATAATTTCCATTGGTCCAGTTTGAAATAAGCTTAGATGAAATACTTACAAAGTAATCACCAGGTAACAATTTCAAATTAGGAATACTTACCACAAAGTTAAACTCATTTCTACATGAGTTATCTTTATCCAATTCAATCTCGAATAGATTAGATGTACTGTCTCTTGTGTCGACAACAGAAGCAGTTATAATACCATCCTTTCCTGAAATGGATAATTCAGAATGTCCAAGCACAGCAGCAGCTTTTCGAATTTGATTTAGTACATCTTCTTCGAGATTAACGCCAACTTCTGGATCGGGCATTTGAATATCTTTTTGAGGTGTAGTAAGTATATCAGGCTCAGAAAAGAAGTATCTTATCTTCTGAGAATTAGGTAACTTACATCCACCTACATTGTTTTTAATTAATACAGCTTTATCTTCAAATTCTAGAGTAGGATTCTCGATTAAGCTATACACGGACAAGAATTCGTTTAAGTCATAGACTCCAAACTCTTGTGGGAAATCTTCTACAATCTTAGATCTAGCTAGTATGGTCTTTGCTTCAGATATTGTCTTAAGCTCTTGACCAGGTTTAAATACTAGATTTGGATTAATAGAAGCAAAGTTCTTTAGAACGTTAAGTGTTTCATCACTAATTATCATTTTTATTTTCCTCATTCAAATCATGTACATGTAACGCAATAATAGTATAGTGTAGAATTTTTAAAAGGTCTGCTCTATTGAGACCTTCTTTCTTTCCATACCTTTGTGCATACTTAAGTACATTTCCAATTGCAAAACCCATACCGTGGCCACAATCAATAATAAATTCAGTAGACTGAAAATTATTTTTGGAGTAGTGACCTCCATAGGTTTTATTTATATAATTAAGAAGCTCTTGTACAAGAGCTCCCTCATTAAACTTATAGTTTATTTGTTCTTTCTTTTTAAACATTATTTCCTTTTGAACTATTTTCTTTTCTAGTTAACCATTGCAAATTTATTAATCTATCACTACCACCTTTTGATGTAGGTATCTTATGGTCAACTTCCATGTTATAATCAACATATTCTCTTCTTTCCTCTACATTCATTTGATTCCAAAGTCTGTATGGTAAACCTTTTGGCGTTTTCATAGTAGAATAATCAGTATTCAAATGCAATAATCTTCTTGCAATACTACTACCATCTGGTAAATTCTTTACTTTCTTTTTAGTATCAAGATTAATAGCATATCCATTCGTATGAAATGCATATCTTGATGTTCCTATTTGATCGATTTCACATTTTAAAATATTAAGAAGCATCAGTTACCTCCTCGTCAGATACATCTGGTGTATCAGCAGTTAGAACTCCATCGTCAACTTTTGTATAGAGATCTAGGAATGCAGCTTTTGTGTCTTCATCAAATCTTGAGATACAAAGATCAATTGCTTTATCTCTCTTATTAAAGATAGAGAATGTTTGTACAATATGACAAAGTCTTCTTGTTGAAATAACTTCATCAACACCATCATCAAAGAAAGTTTTTCTGATGATATCTGCCCATGTAACTAACTTATCAGCAAAGTCATCATCTACTGTGTCAAACTTTTCCATATGTTTCATTACGATTTTCTTTTCAATGTTTAAACCTGGAAACTTTTGATCGACAGAGATTGTAAATCTTTCTAAGAAAGCTTCATCGATAATAGAAGCTGCAGTGAATCTACCATCTTCTGAACCTTTACCTTTTGTATTGGCTGTGGCAATTACATTGAATCCTTTTGCAGGTTTTACAATTTCACCAGTCTTTTTAACAAGAACTGGCTTTCCTTCTAGGATTCCTTGTAAACACATGATCTTATTGGTTGCTCTATCTATCTCATCGAGTAGAAGTATAGCACCATTTTCCATTGCTTTAAGTACAGGACCTTTGGCAAAAACTGTTTCACCATTAATCAATCTGAAACCACCAAGTAAATCATCCTCATCTGTCTCAGGATTAATTTGTACTCTAATAAATTCTTTACCAACTTTAGCACATGCTTGTTCGACCATAAATGTTTTACCATTACCAGATAAACCAGATATGTAAGTTGGATAAAACATATTTGATTTGACGATTTTAACAATGTCATGAAAAGCACCCCAAGGAACGAATGTATCGTCTTTAGATGCAAAGTTTTTTTCGTCATTTACAATTGATTGCATTTGTGCTGCATTCTTTGGAATTGTATTGACGATTGAAGTATTAACATCAGCTTTAATTGGTTCAATTAATCCAGCTAAATCATAGGTACCAATTTTAACTCTATTCTCATTAGTAGTTAAATCTTTCCAATCTTTACCTGAATAACCAAATTCTTTACCGATGTTAGTAATTATTGATTTACGAAATTGAGTTTGGTCTGGATATCTAGACGCAAGCTCTTTTAAGATTATTTGTGTTGATGCTTTCAAGTTATTCATAATATAGTTTATCTCCTTATCATTATATAGTTATATTGTACCATAATTAGAGCATATTGTACAGGGTTTATCTGCAGAAACATGCATGTTTTTTGCATTATCCTTTAGCAACTGCTCTACCAAAATTAGTTAAAAGTGACTTATTGTTCTTTTTTGATTTACTATATTTCTTAAACTGAGATCTAATTGTACCAGTTGAAGCATCATCTGCAACATCGAATCCATCATCTTCAGTAGCAAAGTTCCTTCCATTTTTAACTATATAGAATTCATCATAACCAATTGCGTTATTAAAAGTAATACATTTGTTTTTACCAAACTCACGATTGTATGGCTTTCTTTCTTCACTTCCATATACCCAATCACCTCTTGCATCTTCAATTTTTCTCCAAAAGTTATATGAACCATCAGCAATAAAGAATCCAAGAGTACAAACACCATAGTTTTTTCTTAAGTTTTCAAGTAACGCTTTTGTGCCCTTTGAACTTCTATTTGGTAATCTTACAGTTCTTCCATCAATGTGTAAAAGAATTTCGCCATATCTTTCATTAGGAAGATATTTAACTTTATGAGATCTTGTTACATTTGAATTATTTGCTTCTCCATCAGAAAGAACAACTAAGTTCATTTTATCAATTCCATTTGCTCTTTTGAATTTATTAATAAGCTCATGCGATTTAATAAGAGCTTCGTTAAGTGGTGTTGAACCATAGTCTTCAAATTTACTTAAAATTACTCTTTCAGTGTAAGAATAACTATCTGTAGATAAAACTTTTCTCATGTAAATATGATATAATGCATCTTCGTAATCGTTTTTCTTTAGAGATGATGATATGATTTGTGGTAATGAAAGACCTTGATGATCAATTTCACTTTCTCTTGATTTAGCTAAAGCATTTTCGTTTTCTGTGTGCCAACCATCAGAACCAAGTTTTTTATTTGTTGTAGTGAATCCATATACATCAAATGGTATATTCACAGTCTTACAAAATACAACTAGGTGAAGAAGTTGATCCATTACACTTGACATTGTGTTATTCATAGAACCTGAATAATCAATAAGCATCATCATTCCATGATTCTTAGCATCAGCAAGTTTAGTAACTCTTGAAAAAATATCATCGTTTGTTTTATATGACCAAAGTCTATTAACATCGACTGAACCAGTTCTTGCAGTTTGAGCTCTTGTATATCTGTAAGCAGCTTTTTTCATTTCAAATTCTTTTACAGCATAGTTAGTATTTCTTTTTACTTCCTTCATATATGCTTTAAATTGAGCTCTATAGAAACTATCTGCTAAATAATTTTTCCACTCATAAGTATTCATTCTTGATTCTTTAAGTTCAGCATATGGAATTGCGATATGTTGAGAAACATCTTTATTAAAAGCATTTGCTACTGCAATTTGATCTCCATTTTCATTGACATCAAGTAATGTATGCTCTGCTCTTCTAAAGTTTTCATCAGTTAATGAAACATCTTCGTCTTTAGCTGTGTTTCCAGCTTCTCTATCTTCTTCAAATTCTTCTGAGCTCTCATCAGATTCTCTTTCGCTTCTGCTACTTGCGTCTGAGCTTCCTTCTTCATCTTCAGCGTCTCTATTAAGTTGACCTCCATTTTGTTCACTATTATCTTCTCCTTTTGATTCCATATCATCATGACCCATATTTTGAGTAGGATCATTATCATTTTCTTGTTGATCATTACCACTAGATGCTGGAGCTTCTGGTGGTGTTAATAAATCTTCTTGATTTTCTTTTGTGTAAGCTAAAATGTCTCTACAAAGATTTGTAACTTCTTCGAATGTTTCAGTTGTCATTGCTCTTTTAAAGAACTCATACTCTTCGTCATTAAATGGTACATCAATATGATCGCCAATTTTAGCTTTAAGATTAATTTTGTCGATTAGTTTTACATTATCCCAATCCATTGAATCAAGATCTTTACCAAAAAAACCATCATCAAATAGTTTTTTATAACCTCTTGACATAGGACCAATAAGACCTGCATAGTTTTGTTTAATGTTTCTTTCAATACGAGCATCTTCGATTACATTAATATAAGATCTTGGACAACCTTCGAGTTTCTCTGGACTATCATGCCAGCCTTCAAAAGGTGTAAATAGAGCATGACCAACTTCGTGACCAATTAATAAATCAGTAACATCTTTACCCATATCTTTCCATTGAGGAAGACCTAGGATTCTATCTTTAATATCAAACCATGCAGTCTGATAGTTACCATATTGAACAGTAATATTTTCTTTAGCTAATAATTTTGCGAGTGTTGATTTTTGATTTGCCATTTGTTTCCTTATCTTATGTATCTATTATACCATTGTTCTTATCATTTGTACAGGGGTTATCTGCAGAAACATGCATGTTTTTGGTCGTGGAGCGTGTGGTTCTGCCCCACAACATCTCCTATTGCAAGTAGGAGATTGACCCTAGTCGCGCCCCTTACTTAATTTTTGAAAAGTTACGATCCTTAAAGAATTCAATTTTACTTCTAAATTTATTCTCTAAAATATCGCCTTTATGAGATATAATAAAGACATTAGATCCATCGTCTAGTGTCTCAAGTATTTTTGTTAGATTATCAATACCATCATGATCTAAACTAGAATCAAAGGTTTCATCTAATATGAGTAAATTAGAAGCAGCACTATTCTTCATTTTGGCAATTTGTCTCCAAGTAAAGAGAAGAGATAAATCAATTCTTTGTTTCTCACCTTCAGAGAATGAAGCATAGTTAAATGAATCACGATGTCTTGATCTGATTGTCTCATTGAAGTTTTCATCTAAATGAAACGATACGAAGAAATCGAGAACCTGTAGATATTGATTGATAAGTCTATTCATCACTGGTAAATATTGCTTAATAACTTTGGTTTTAATACCTGTATCTTTAAGCATTTCACCTATAACTTCATTGTAGGTTCTTTCTTCTACATATTCAAGCTTCTTTTCAGTTGACTTATCTTTACTTTTTCTTAGAGTATTTAACTCTTTCTTTGCTTTTGAAACGTCTCCACTCTGTCCAGAAAGACTATTGATTTCTTTTTGTATTTTATCAATCTCTTTTTGTAGTAAAGATATTGCATCATTATTACTATTAATACGGGTTTGTTTCTGACGAAGTTTATTAAGATTATTAGATACTTCTTGTTGATTAGCTTTTATTTCTAATATATTCTTTTTGAGATCTTCTTTGGCATCTTGTATTTCTTTAGCTTTTTCTTTTAATA